CGTCGCCAATAGCTACTATTGCGTAATAGGAGGCTGATATGAGCACAAGTGATGTTTGGGCGATTACGCCCTCAACAGATGATGATAGATACAGAGCTGATGCGTCCATATCGGGCGCGGGTGCTCTTACTCTTATAACTCAAGATGCTGGTGTAAATGGTATAGGTTATAAAATTGATATTACTTCCGCTGGCAATGATACAGGTATAACTTTTACTATAGTTGGGCATAAAGTAGGTGATCTAACAGGAACTGCTACAACTGAAGTAGTTACTGGAGCTAATGCCGGTGCAGCTACCTCAACTAATTTTTATGCATACATTGAATCAATTACAGCTTCAGGTGCTTCTGCTGGTAATGTAAAAATAGGAACTACAGGTTCCTTAGCTTTACCACGCACAAGAATCAGAGGGTTTCAATATGTAGGAAATTCAAGCGCAGGTAGTGTGGTATTTAACTTAAATAGTACTACCGGCGCAGAACTTCTAAAAGTTAATACCCCAGCTAGTGCGACTGTTACACAACAAATGTCTATACCTGGCGCTGGTATATTAACTACCAGAGGTAGTAACACAGATTTTGCCATTATGACGTTAACTAATGTTGCGTTAATAACGGTATTTTGTGGTTAGAATTGATATAGGCTTTACTACTATGCTGCAACACATGAAAGAAGAAACA